AGAACCTGTAGAACCAGTCGCTCCTGTCGAACCTGTTGCTCCAGTTGAACCAGTTGAACCAACAGCGCCAGTTGCGCCTGTAGGTCCCAAATCACCTTGAGAACCAGTTGAACCAGTTGCTCCTGTAATACCAGTAGCACCAGTTTGACCTGTTGCACCAGTACTGCCAGTCGAACCTGTAATACCTTGAACACCTGTTGCACCTGTACTTCCTGTAGGACCTGTTATAGAAGCTCCAGTGGGTCCTGTAGAACCAGTGTCACCTGTTGATCCTGTTGGTCCAGTGCCACCAGTGCTACCAGTGGAACCAGTAATAGAAGGACCAGTAATCCCTGTTGAACCAGTAGGACCAGTTACACCTTGAGGACCAATAGGTCCCTGTGTACCATCAACTTCAATAAGAATATTATTAGGATCAGTAACACTGACCTCACTAATAGTTTCTTGAATCGTAATCTCAGTTGCCATTTAGCGAGTAACCTCTCCTCTGACAACAAATTTTCCTTCAAGAACTCTAGTCACAACACCTGTGCTAGTTTGAGTTAATTCTAAATCATAAGTATGACGACCAGCAGGTAAAGCTGTTGTATCTGTTGCAGTTAAAGTTAAAGTAACAGTACCACCTGCTGAGAAAGATATTCTACTATTAGTGGTATTTAATTCAATAAGAACAGTACTAGCATTAAGAAAAGAACGAACTTGCATTTTACCTGTATAGTTGCCAACTAAACTCCAGGCAGTACCATCAGTTTTAATTGTAAAAACTAAACTAAAAGTAGAACCCTGGTCACAGACCATATTGTATCTACCAGACATTATTTCTTCTTTCTTGCCACAGCAGCATTATCAACCAGGTTAGGATACTTTCTTCCTGCAGCTTTAGCGCGTGCCTTAGCACTTCTGATCTGAGTAGGTGTTAATTTTTTAGAAGTTTTCTTAGGGTTCTTCTTATCCCAAAACGCTTTTTGTTTCACCATTTCACCTTATTCGCCCAGTATGCTGCAGACATTTTGCCCTTAGCAATATTTTTTGCGTGTCTTGCTTTAAAAGATTTTTGACGTGCTGTAGGTGTTCTGTCCCCAGTTACACCTTGTTGTCCAAAGCGGATTGTCTTAACCTGTGAACCAGACTTAGCCACAACAACGTGTGACTTAGTAGGATGGTTAGGAGTCCGCTTTGGTCTGTTGTAGCCAGAGACTCCAGCACTTTTTAAACGTGAGTCTTTTGGCTTCATAATTACTTCTTTGGTTTCTTAGGTGTTGCTTTTGATGCAGGAGACTTAGGTATACCATTTTGTAATGGCATAGGATTAATACCATTAGGCAACATAGGAACTTTCATTCCTTGATTGCCGTGATTATACTTAGTGTAGTTACATCCACAAGTTGCGCACATTATTTTTTCTTCTTTCCTTTGACTTTCTTTAAGTTAGGGTTTGCTTTCTTTGCTGCAGGTGATGCTTTACGAGCACCTGCTGCAAGGATTGCGCCAGCGCGATCCATTGAAACACCCTGCTTTTTAGCTATTGATTTTTGAGCTGCTTTAAAGCCCATACCCTTTTTAGCTTTCATTATTTTTTCTTGCCCATTTTCTTCACTTTAGCAATTTTCTTAACTGACATTTTTTTTGCATCGTTCTTCATTACTTTGCCTGACATTTTCTTCATTGATTTCTTTTGTCCGTACATTATTTATGCTCCATATGCTCGACCAGTTTTGTTTGATATATCTATTGCCTTACGTATATCCTTAGTCTTAGTAGTATCAGGTTGAATACCCTGAGACCTAGCCTGACGATATAGCGCAAGTTCATTGTCCCACTTCTTAGCTGACATTGTAAGGCGAGTGGAAGCCTCTCCTGGATTCAAATCTACTGTGGTTGCTTTGCAACCAAAGCATCCTTCAACATATTCAGGATGTGTTCTTAATTGATGTAAAGTCATTTTGTCCCTAAACTCTTTTCAATTCTTTCAATAGCATCCTTCATAGAAGAACCACCATTGCTACTTAGCTCACCGTCAAGTCTGTTAAGTCTTTCCATCACACCAGGTACCTTGTCCCTACCAGGGGATGCTTCTTCGCCTTCCCAATCCCTGCGAAACTTTTCCAACCATTCCATCATAGAACGAGTCTTTCGAACTGTTGGAGCAATCACAAAAAACACAGAAGCAATTGCACTTGCAGTCGCACCCATTATAAGAATGTTCTCTATCATCCTTCAAAGTTACTTTCAGTAATGCCGATGCCAGCAGCAATAAGTGCTGTCTTTTGGTCTGACGTAACTTCATATTCGTGACCTCCTGCATAGTATTCGCTAGCAGCATCTATTTGATCTGTAGATGGAGTTCTGTACTTTTTATAAGTAGAACCAATTTTCAAAATACTTACACCACGTGTTAGTTTGTAGCGTGAGAAGAAATATCCTAAAGCTGCTGGACCTTCATCAACTGTTGGTGGAAAGAATTTTGGCAACTGAGTCTCCTAATAAGAATAGCCCCCAGTTTCCCAGGGGCTATTACATTTTATCTAACTACGCAGCGTTAATGCTGGAGCTTGATTCGATGCGGTATAGTGCTTCTTCGCGATAACGCTTGAAGCCTAGAACGCCGTACCAACCGATTGGGCGCAAGCGCATCAATTTGTCGGTTACGTTTCCGATAACTACGTGTGGTTCTTCAGCAACTGCTTCTGCAAGTGCTTGTTGACCAGCTAGTAATGTACGGAACACACGTGCACTTGAACCACCATCGGTGGCGTTGTACAAGCGTGGTGATTCGATGAAGTATGCACCTTCGAATGTTCCAATTTCGCCTGCCCAGATGGCATCGTTTGATTGGTATTCGTGAGGTAATCTCCAAGAAGCAGAACCTGTTTCAGCACGAAGATCGTGTGAAACTTCTGGATGTATTGCACACCAGTATAGGCTGCCCTTACGAGCAACTGCTTTTCCTGCACGCAATTTTGCAACTGCTAGACGGATGTCTGCAGCTTTCAAGGTGTGTGAACCAGTAACGTTTGTTGTTGCTGTTGCACGTGTACCTGAAGCGTTGCTTGCGTAGATAACGTTTGTTCCACCACGAAGTTCGGTTTGAACAATTTCGTCAATGGAATCAGCCATATTGAACGCAACGATATTTGCAATCGCTGGATCAACATCTGCTAATGACATCAATTGCAGTTTGCGAGTGGTTAGAACTGCGTTACCGTATTCGTTAAGAGTTACGGTTACTGCAGTTGGTGTACCAATTGCTACTGAATCTGGATCAACTTGCTCTGATAGAGCAGTTGTTGCCTTGGACATATCGTTGTAAATTTGGAATACAACGGATGAGCCTGGCATTGATTGGCGTGCTGGACGTTTGTCAGCGACTGAACGGAGTAATGGTTGAGAGCGAAGTGCAAACTCAACAAGACGGTCGTATGCTTTTTGTACAAGACCTGCACCATTGGATGGTGTAAAGGTTCCTACGTTAGAAGCACTTGAATATTGACCGCCACCAAGACCACCGTTTGTCGTTGCAGCGCCGCCTGATAATGCGGTATATACTGTTGACATTTCGGATATTTCCTTAGTTTAGTAGTTTTAAATTATGACTGTTGATTAATCATATTGATAATATCTTCAGCTGAAGAAGCTTGATCAATACGAAGCATCGTGTCATCAAAACCAGCAGGGGATTGAGCATTAGCAGTAATAGCATCTATTTGACGTAAGGTTGCCAAGTCTGGTCCTTTGTCTTCTTGCTTTTCTACCAATCCAAAGATATCTGCATTTTCCTTAATCCAATTATCAACAGCCTCTGGCGTTGATTCTAAATCGGAAGGAATGAATTTAGCTATCTTTGGGCTCACACCCTTGCTCTCCAAAACTGATTTGATTGTACTTTCGCGTTGCACAGAACGTAGTTGTCCGAGTTCGGACTCTAGTTCCTTGATTCGCTTTTCTTTTGCGCGATCTACTTTGCGAAGTTTTTTAACAAGATCATTTGGTTCCTGGCTATCGTTATCCAGTTCTTGATCTTCGTCATCTTCCCAGTCTTGATAATTGTTGCTCATTGCAACGCTCCCATTTCTTTTGGTTAGTCGCAAGCCTCACAATAAATCGGGGAAAATATTGTGGCTCTTGCTACCAGTCTTATACGCCTGCAGGGGCTGGTAGATCCTGCTAGGGGGTTTTAGAAGCTTCCTTTACTCTGTTGAGCTAAGGATGCTTGGGTTGTGCCAGCAGCACCTTTAAAGGCTGCCTTCTCGGATTCTTCCGCTTTTCTTCTACGTTCAGATTTCAAACCTAAGAATGCTTCTTTTTGAAGTTCTTCTTGAGTTGCTGCTTCCATCTGATATCTTTCGGAAAGTGTTTGTGCTTGAGGTTCTATTTGAGCTAAAGTTTGGAAGCCTTGTTGACCTGCTGCATAAGTGTTACTTACACCAGCTTCAGACAATAACTTCTCAACTGTTGCAACACGTTCTTCTGGAAGAGTATATTTAGCAGCAGTAGCTCCAGCACGTAATTGTGCTTTCTTTATATTTGATTCAAGTTTCATTGCTGGATCTTCACCAGACAAAATTGCTTCGGCAATTTGATTTCTTTGAACTGTTGCATCTCCAACACCAAATTGGCTAAAGTATCTTCCTAGTTCATTCTTCACATCATCAGAAGCATTATCAATCTTATTGAATACATTATTGATTCTGTCTTGTGCTTCTGCAGGGGATACTCCACCTGAGATTAGTTTAGAGAAAGTTTGTTTGTTAGATAAACCAGATAGGTTATTAGAGTTAAGTAAGTTTGCATAAGTCTCTTCAGCTTGTAAATATTCTGCTGGAGAATATGCTGGCAATCCTTTAGCTAGGCGACCTTCATTGCCTTTAAATCTTGTTTTATAAGTTGGAGTTTGACGAAGTTGTAATGTGGCTTCTGCTGCACTTAAATTTTGTTGTAAGTACTTCTTAATTTCTGGAACTAATTCTTCTAGATTATAAGCTTTGAATGTATCTTCTAAAATTGCATAAGCACTACGGCGCTCTGCAGCATCTCTTGCTTGAGCATAAGCTATATTTGGATCATCTACATTACCTCCACCAGTTGAACCTCCTCCACCAGTTGGAGTTCCTGCAGCAGCAGCCTTATTAGCATCAAGTCTTGATTGTAAAGTTCCAAGAAATGCAACAGGATTTGTTTTAGCTGTAATACTAGATGCATTATTTTTAATAAAAGCTAACTCATTATTGCTAAGACCTTGACCAGTTTTAGTTGCTTGAGCAATAACTTTTGCAGCAGCAGGATTAGACTTGGCAATTGCTTTAGCCTCTTGAGCATTCTTCTTATAATCAGTTGCCATTTATTTTTGCATTCCTAATTCTGCTAGAACTTGAGAACTAAAAGTTGCTGATTTTTGTCTAAACCCAGGAGTAAATTCAGCACCTGGTTTGTTACCTAAGTAACTTTGCCATTCATCATAACTTGGAAGTTTTTGTTGTTTAGCAGCCCATCTTAAATCTTCATCATCCCAAGGGTTAGGACTTAATGATGGTTGTCCATAATATTGTTCTTTGAATGTTTTTAATCCACCAAAAACTTCAGAAGGTTTATAATCAGCTTCTATAAATGGAGCTAATGCAGGGTTTTGTAAAGCAGATAATTTTTTAATCTTTAAAGCAGTATCCTGTAAACCAGTTTTACTTTTAGTAGTATTAAGAAGATACTCAAGTCTGGTCTTAGGATCTACTGTAACATTATAATCTGATAACAATGTATCAACTTGTTTTAAGTTAGTTCCTAGTTGTCCACCGACTCCTGCTAAGGATTCAATTGTTACATCTCTGCCAACAATATCTAAAGCTACTTGTTCTTTATCTGCTTCATCTACACCAGCTTTGGTTACTACTGTCCTAGTTTTACCACCAGCAGTAGTTGTGGTTTGAGTTTGAACATTTGCTTTTTCTGCAGCATTAAGTTTCTTATAAAACTCTTCAGCCTTTGCTGGATTAGCAACTTGACCTGTTAGGTCTGTGTAAAATTGATTAAAGTATTGAAGTGCTTCTTGTTTGTCTGTAAGATAAAGTGTTTCATAAACAGATGATCCACCACCTTTGCCACCTTGCACAGCAGAGTTATCAACAAACTTAGCAATATCATCAGGTGCGCCAT